CTGCAATGACGCTTTTGCGCCGAAAGCCGCTCACTTGATCACAGGTATCTGCTTTGGCGAATTACAAGGAGATACTGAGCTTAGGCAGCAGTTCTCAGACGCCGGTATTGCGCATGTCTTAGCTGTAAACACTTAACTGAAAGTGATACAATTTAATGCTATCAAAATATGCGCATGAAAAAAGGGTGCAAGGTTAAAAATTAGGGTGCACGTGTTATTTATTATTTTGACAAAATGATGAAGAAGGAGGGATTGATATGAAATGTGCGAATTGTGGTAATACTGACGAAAGGACTTTATGGGATGAAGGGGATACCATATATTGTTCAGTATGTGCTCATAGAACTCTAAAAGCAACAGGAGAAGATGATGTTGTTGAATGTCCATATTGTCATCGCATGAGAGATCGAAAAGCAATGTATTGTCGCTGGTGTAATAATACTAATTGGGAACCAAGTACGCCAGAATAATTTGCAGAAATAGATAAAATTCTAAAAGATATGGGTTACTAATAAACATCTGAGTTACTTCGACTTGGAAGAAATTCATATTTTTGATGAGCAAACTGTTATGTTTGTAATTTGTAAGAGGTATGAGTAGATCGAATTTTTGAAACTGGGACAAATAATAATGTTAGGTGTATTTACGGATACAGTTGACGCTTGATTATAGTCAAAGCAAGATCATTCGAATTGTAAGAGTTCAATTGCGATGTCGGTGTGTCATAAACCTAAGGATGAAGAAACAGTTGAAGAACAGAGATTCTGAGAAAAAGAACATTTTGTCACAGTTGATAAATACCAGTGAAAGCGCAGTTTGAGGACATGTTATGAATCATGGTACACCAAAAATTGGTGCGTGATAGAAATATCCTCAATCGGGAAGATTATTTTCCGGACAAACGTCAAGTAGATGCTTGCCCGGAAAATTTCATTAGTCGTCCCAATCGTAGTTTATATATCCACAATGAGGGCACTTGATATATCCATCAGAATTATTTCCATTCTCCCAAGGAGCCGTATATTCTCCGCCACTTAAAGACTGCCCGCAATTTGAGCATAAGCGACTAGTATGTCGTCTTGCTTTTTTATCGAAAAGATCGATTAATTCACCATTTTCAAGATAGAAACGTGTATTGCAGAAATCGCAGTTGAAAAAACGAGTTGCATCTGGTGCATCACCTTTTAGCATACCGCCACAATAAGGGCACTTTGGAATTCCCATGGACTCCTGATAATCTTCCTCACTTTCGTAAACATTGTCTGAAGTTACATCATTTACAAAACCACATTCTGTGCACGTCCAAGTTCCGCTATCTGTGTTAAATCCTTCTTGTTCATTTAAAACTGTGTTGCATCCATCGCAATACCAAGTGATATCATCACTTGAAGAAGAGGAACCGTTGAAAATATTTCTAAATATACTCATAATTGCCCCCAACTTATTATTTATAATTTCTTTTATCCATTTTTACTGAGAATTTCAATATATCAGAAAGACACATCTGGTATCGCTAAGAAGGAAATGTTGCTTGTAAATACAGAATAGCACGAAAACCAATATGAGAGCAAGTGCCTTCTATATAAAAAAATGAAGACATACAAGTTATAATAAAATACAAAATTGGTATTAAACCTAGCTATTGTATTGAAAAGTGTGATGGATTAATACACAGCGATCGTTTAAATTTTAAGTTAAGTAGTGGAAAAAGCAAAAGCACACTAATGTTGAAAAAAATGATTCAAAATAAAGAAGGAGATAAAAAATGACCAGAGAAGAATTGCAAGAAAAGGTTGACGAGTTAATGAGAGAGTATGCCGATGAAGAAATTGACGGTGATACTTATCAACGAAAGATGATGGAGCTAACCCAGTTGGCCCAAAGTGAAATTAATGAAGAAAATTGAAGTAAGTAAAGAAGATGTAAATAAGTTTTGACTGTGGTTGGATTTATGATGAATCCAAATGTGCCTGCTGATTTTTATCATTTAATGATGTACAGAAAAAAACAAGAGCCTTTTTTACTGGCTAGTAGAAAGGGCTCTTATAATTTATTATCAAACGAGTTATTTGTTATAAAAAGTTTGCTTTGGGCCGGTGTCTCTTACCAGAAGGCCGGGCATTCCTTTGAAGCGGAATATTAGGATAAGCGCTACCCATAAATCACCGACGCAGCCGCTGACATGCAGGGCAAACATCATGATCCAGATCACTCGCCAGACGGAGGAGGTCGATAACACGATCCCCAGCAAAAAGAGAATGGAGTAGGTGACGAATGGCGCAAGTACCGCAATCAGCGCAGGTTTTCGATAAACGTAGATATCCGGTACACCGCAGTACGCCACAAATAAGCTAGTGCCGAAAGTCAGCTTCTGCCGTGTGAGCGCGTAATACGCCGCACCGTGCGTTAGTTCGTGCGCGAAGATGTACGCGATGCAGAGCACGACCAGGATCAGGTAATGGGGAATACCGAGATTGAATAGCTCGTACAGTGGCTTACTCGTCGACGCTTTAAGCCAGGCGAACAACGGGATGGCCAGCGCAAGGAATAACAGTAGATTTACGATGTTAAATAGCCATATCGTTTTCTTATCTTTTGCGTCAATCTGATAAACAGGGTGGTACCCTTCGGGGAGTTTGATTTCATAGTTTTTCATAGCATTATTGTAATATAATTTGGTGAGAAATTGGATTATTTATTAAATATTTGATTACAATTAAACTAGCTTTTGATTTCCATCCCGTTTTTGAATGTGATACGGATATCTTCTCTATTGTAGACAGTAATAAATTCAACCAGACTTTGAAATTGAATCAGGTCGAATTCGGTGATGAGTTTATCTTGTTTTATGAGTGTTTTCAGAAAGTGTTTGATGTTCAATTTAGTTGCTTCTTTTTGATTGATTTCGTTTTGAATTGATTCGAGTTTTGCCTGTGTCGTTTTAAACTGGGAAACCAATGCATTGTATCGTTCCTGGTATACCTGCTGATCCTGTGGCACGAGAGAATTTTTCTGGATGGCTTTCTCCATCAGCTCTGCGGTAACGGACATTTCATTTTCACATTTTATTTCCTGTTCTTTGAGCGCGTCCGTGTTATACAGAGGGCCTTGTAAGATGTCATTGAAGTCAGAAAGGACAGAGGTTTTATCCGAGAGGAGCTTATTGGCAGCGCTGATGTAGGCTTTTTTGATTTCGTCATCGGTGAGAGCAGGTGTCGTGCATTTCTCACTTCCGTCGTATTTGTGATTGCAGCGCCAGACGGTTTTGCGGTATTTACTGTTGGAGTGCCAGACTTTCGATCCGTACCAGCCTCCGCATTGCCCACATTTGATTCTGCTGGAAAAGGTATAAACGCTGCTGTGTCGGTTTTGCCCCGACGACTTACGGCGTTTCAATTCAACTTGAACCTGATCGAAAATTTCCGGATCGATGATCGCTTCATGATTATTTTCAACATAATACTGCGGCGCTTCTCCTTCATTGATTTTTGTTTTCTTTGTAAGGAAGTCGACCGTGATGGATTTTTGAAGCAGGGCATCTCCCTTATATTTTTCGTTAGAAAGGATATCCTTCACTGTAGAGGCGTACCATTTTTTCTTGCCGCCCGGCGTCGTGATGTGCATTTCTGTCAGCTTTTTAGCAATGCCGTAGGGCGACAGGCCTTCCATGAACATGCGGTAGATTTTCTTAACTATCTTTGCCTGTTCAGGATTGACGACGAGATCGCCGTCCGGTCCGCGGTCATAGCCGAGGAAGTGACTAAAGGCAACGGTCACCTTACCGTCTGCGAAGCGTTTTCTCTGGCCCCAGGTACAATTCTCTGAAATGCTTCTGCTTTCTTCCTGAGCAAGGGAAGACATAATCGTAATAAGCAGTTCACCCTTACTGTCGAAAGTCCAGATGTTTTCTTTCTCGAAATAACACTCGACGTTATGCTCTTTAAGCTCCCGGATTGTCGTCAGGCTGTCGACGGTGTTCCGGGCAAAACGACTGACCGACTTTGTCACGATTAAATCGATTTTTCCATTCAGGGCATCTGCAATCATTTTTTTAAATCCTTCACGATGTTTCGTGCTGGTGCCGGTGATGCCTTCATCCGTATAGACGTCGACGAAATCCCAGTCGTCTCTCGATTTAATGTATTTTGTGTAGTAATCGATCTGTGCTTCGTAGCTCGTGAACTGTTCGTCATGATCTGTCGAAACCCTGGCATACGCAGCAACACGTCTGTTTGTATTTACCCCAACCGGTGTCTCTGCAAACAGCTTTATGGTTGCAGGGATTTTTCTGACCTGTTTGGCTACCAATGTTTTTCACCCCTTATCTTTTTATTATTTTGATCTCTTTTTTCTTTTGTTCTGGTAGGTGCGTGATTCCGTGTGACCGTCTTTAAAGTAAAAAGTAACTGTGTGATGGTCAATGACAGCGCGGTCGAGAACAGTATCCATAACGGCCTCGTCAAAATCGGGAAGGCCGAGCACATCGGCAGTAAGCCTGCGCATGACGGCATCTTTGATTGTCATGTTGTGGCAGGTACTGTTGCCCGGACATCGCCAATAGGATCCGTCCGTTCCGTCAGGGTAAATTCGGCGAATGTGGTGATAATTCATTCCGCAGTGCGCACATTTAATGAAACAAGTGAAATCATGCCCTTCCATCGTTCGTGTTTTTCTTGCCCTGTGGCGTTTACTGATCCGTTCTTTTGCTTCTGGCGTCCAACGATCCTTGTGTGAGATCTTTTTCCAATGATTTTCAATGGTTCTGCCGTCTTTCATGTGAAAAACCATGATCTGGCGGTCAGGGATACTGATATAATCGACCTGATCCAGAAAGATCTGCTCGTCAAAGTCGGGAAGGCCGAGAACTTTCGCACATTCCCGGCGTAAAGCAATATCGGAAATCGCACCGCCGACCGCACAGTGACCGCCTTTTTTCTTGGTAGAGGTACAGTGCCAGTAAGTGACATGATCGCCGTAAGATGAATGCTTCGCCTGAACTCTCTTTCTTGATTTGACATAGCTCTTTCCGCAGCTTTCGCATTTGATTTTACCTGAGAAGCAGCAGAGGTTCAGGCTTTTGTTTCCTCTGAATCCCAGAGATCTTCGTCTTGCCATTTCGTCCTGAGCATGCTGAAAGGTCTGCATGTCGATGATGGGTTCATGCGTGTTTTCGGCATAATATTGAGGAAGTTCACCGGTGTTCTTTTTTCTTTTCTTTGAGATTGGATCGGTGGTGTACTTCTTTTGAAAGAGCATGTTGCCGGTATAGGTGACGTTGGTGAGGATCGATTTTATACTGGGATCGCTCCATCGGCGGCATTCATTTTTTGTCGGAATGCCTGCCGCATCCAGTGCTTTACCGATCTCGACACGAGATTTGCCGTCGAGGTATTGCTGATAAATATTTTTGACAATCTCAGCTTCCTTCGGATTGACAACAAGTCGATCGCCTTTCCAGTCGTAACCGTAAGTTGGAGGGCGGGAAACCGGTCGACCTTGTTCAAACCGTTTCTGCACCGACCAGCGCACGTTTTTTGAAATGCTGCGTGCTTCTTCCTGGGCGAAAGAGGCGAGGAGCGTCAGCATCAATTCGCCGTCTTCGCTTAATGAACGAATGTGTTCTTTTTCAAACCGGACTTCTACACCGATGTCTTTCAGATGCCGGACTGTTTTCAGAAGATCAACGGTGTTTCTGGCGAATCGGCTGATGCTTTTGGTAAGGATGATGTCAATTTTGCCGGATTCGCAGTCCTCAAGCATCCGCATGAATTCCTTCCGTTTATTTGCTCTTGTCCCGCTAATGCCTTCATCGGCGTAAATGCCGGCAAATTCCCACTTCGGATTCTGCTGGATAAGCTCACTGTACCGGGAAACCTGAGCGGAAAGGGAGTGGTGCAGACGGTCGGTGCTCATCGACACGCGGCAGTACGCAGCCACTTTTTTCCGTTCCGGCAGCGTCGGCTTTTTCTTTTCGATTTTAATGATTTTTTTCATAATCGGGACTCCTTTCCGTTACTATACATCACTCTAAAAGGCCGTGATATCAAGCGTTATCTGAGAATAAAGAACCGAGCAAAGGCCGGTGCTTCCGGAGCAGGAAGGTATCCATTTCATCAAATTCTGTCTTGGTGATCAGGCCTTTCTTAAGGAGTGATCTGGCGACAGCGAGGCTGGCCTGATAGCGACGTTCCGATTCAAAGGCTTCATTCGTCATGGACAGCCTCCTTCCTAAATCGCGCATTAATGTAGCAGGCATGAGAGCAGTACTTCCGATGCGCGTTGCCGTAAGCGGAAAATGGACGACCGCATCCGACGCACGTAAAATGATAGACGGCTTTTCGGTTGACCTGCTCGAGATGGTGGTTCCACCATTCCTGGCGGCAGGCCCCGCTGCAGAAGCGTCTGCGTTTTCTTCCCGGCGTCTGATCAACGGGTTTCCCGCAGTTAGGACAGAAGACGACCGAAGTTTGATTCTGTTTCGTTCCTCTCTTGCCGGACAGGCCGTTTCTTTGGCAGAAAGATTTCACTGTGTTTTTCGACAGGGAAAGGGCGGTACTGATCTGGCCGTAGCCGATGCCTTCTTCCCGCATACGTCTGATCTGAGATTTTTGTTCATTTGTCATAGGTGAGCACCTCCTTCAAATCTTCCGTCGAAAAAAAGAAGGAAAATCGTACCCCTTAATTAAAAGGTTCCGATTTTCCTTGCTGTTAATCTTTTTGATAAAATTCACATTCATAGCCGTCTGCCCGAAGCAGAAGACCCGGCGTCCAGGGCGGCGTCCGGCTCATCTGTTTGCAGACGACGTCGAGGGAGACTCTCTTGTCGCATTCGATGATCAGTTCGTCATGAACATGCGCGACGATGAAACAGGAACTCAGCGTATTCATGGCGTAACAGAGAATATCCCGGCTGATGGCCTGTGTGATGTTTTCCACAAACTTAGGACCGTAGGATTCGATACGCTCCCATTTTTTCGTGCTGCCGACACCCATATAGGTAATCGACTCTCCGCCGTATTGATTCGGTCTGATTTCCGGTTTGACGTAGGCGAGATTCCGTCCGGAAGGCAGCGTGACAAAGAGCATCTGACTTTTGCAGGTGAAGTAAATTCCGGCCGTCTTTGTCAAAGTTTTCTGCCGGATTGCTTTCTTGACGGCCCGGTCGACAGCCCACCAGAGCTTTGTGATATGCGGATTCGAGTGCCGCCACAGATCGACCAGCGGCTTGAGTTCGTCTTCCTTCATGCCCATTTCAAGAGCACCCATTGCTTTGAGTGCACCGACGGATCCGCCGTAGCCGAGAGCAAGTTCAGCAATCTTGCCTTTTTGCCGGAGATGACCGTTCACACCGTGCTTGACGACCGGAACATGAAACATCGCACTTGCGGAAGCACAGTAGATGTCTTCACCGCGTTCGAACACTTCACTGCGCCAGGTTTCTCCGGCCAGCCATGAAAGCACGCGGGCTTCAATTGCAGAGAAGTCGGAGACGATAAACTTGTCGCCGGGTCTTGGAATGAAAGCCGTCCGGATCAGTTCGGAAAGTACGTTCGGAACAGAATCGTACAGCAGATTTAAAGAGTCATTATCGCCATTCTTGACGAGTGCTCTCGCTTCAGCCAGATCAGGCATATGATTCTGCGGCAGATTCTGAAGCTGAATGAGCCGTCCGGAGAAACGGCCGCTTCGGTTAGCTCCGTAGAACTGAAACATGCCGCGGGCCCGGTGATCAGCACAGGCTGCGTTTTTCATGGCCTGATATTTCTTAACTGATGACTTTGCCAGTTGCTGATGCAGCAGAAGCACTTCCTTGATGTCAGGCGGCACGGTTTCAAGCAGAGCTTTTACGGCTTTTTTTCCAAGGGTGTCGGTTTTCACTCCGTGCCGGTTCAGCCATTCTTTCATCTGTGCGACCGAGTTCGGATTGGCAAGTCCGGTGAGGCGCTGAAGTTCGTTTGTCAGCGAGGCTTTGGACATTTCATCGATGCGGAGCGCCTGATCGACCATCTCCAGATCGACCAGGATACCCCGGTCGTTGATCTCCTGATCGAGATGATATTCATCCCAGACAAAATCAGGAACAGGGTAGTTGCGGAGACGTTCTTTGATGGCGCGTTCCACTTCGACGTCACGTTTGTTGTAGGCTTTGAAAACCGACCACTTGTCCGGCGCGTCTTCTGGCAGATTCCGGGTTCTGCCGCCGTTAGCCTTTGTCGGTTTGCACGGCACGCAGAAATAGCGGATGAGGTCTTTGCCTTCCGTCATTTTCTGCTCGGAAAGACCGAGTGCGGCGCCTGCGCCTTTCAGAGAAAGGGGAAGGCCGAGATAAGCCGACCAGATCATGGAGCAGCGCCACGAAGCCGGATCCAGATAATCGCCGACTGCGTCCTGCGGAATGCTGTACGTATAAAAGAGAGCTGGATAATTTCTGCGAAGGTATGCAGAGAGACAGATGCGCTCGAAGCTTGCGTTAAATGCCCATTTCGTGACGTTTTCGTCAGTGAGTGCAGAAAGAATATCGTCCGGAATGCGATCGCCGGACGCCAGATCAAGAACAGTCACGGGGTCGTCGTCCCGGGCAAAGCCGAAAAGCAAAATCTCGAAATCAAGACTTTCCGTGTAACGGTAGACACCAGATTTTGCTAAGTTGACGCTGGAGTAGGTTTCCAGATCGATACTGAGTGTATTCATAAATTGACCTCAATCAAAAGCAGCGGCAGAAGGAAATCCTCTGCCGCTAAGCATCTATCATTTGTTGTATTCATCGTCGAGACGCTTCATACGTTTTTCATGGTATTCTTCGTCGCGCTTTGCTTTTTCCACCATGTACTTAAGTTCACGGTTCTGCTTTTCATCGCTGCGCTTGATGTCTTTGTTTGTTGAAACTACGCCGAAAAGCAGCATCACGATGAGACTGACACCGACAAGTGCGTATGTAATATACAAAACAAGTTCTAAAATATACTCCATATTATCTCTCCTTTGTTATGCAAGAAAATCTTCATTAGCGTCGTTCGGAACAACTGAGAAGTCGTCAGCGGCGTTAGTGCGTCCACCGAGAGGTTCTCCATCTCTGATTTTCTGAATATTGCCTAAACCACAAGCGATCCCGCGATTGCCATTTGAATTGAATGCGTAAAACGTGATAGAGACTCTTGCGTAAACGCCGCTGTAAACTTCGCTGCGGTCAATAATCGGCTGTACGTTGGCATCGACGATCTGCGGCGGCGTGATACTGTTGGCATTGATGAAATAGCTGTTCTTGTAGGCTTCGTCGTCGCGTTCCGTATCGCCGTCGCGCAACGGGAGCTTCAGTACGTTTTTATTCGGTTTTTTGCCACCGAACTTGCTCACGCCGTCTTCAATGGCTGCGTCGACCGCGCGATTGATCGCATCGAGCGTATTTTTGTCGGACTTGGGAATGATCAGCGAAACGCTGTACTTTTCCTTGCCGCCGTTGATTGACTTCGGTTCCCATACGTTGGCATAAGAGAGTCTTACAATACCAGTTACTACTTTTTTTGTATTATTTGTCATGATTGTTACCTCCAAATTCATCATAAACATTATCTAATTTCAATTCCGGGCGCTTGTCTGATTTTGGCACAAGCGTCGGTCTGCCGGGCGGTTTGTAAATCAGACCGCCGAGGACTTCATTAAACTTTTTCTTGCCCATCATCCGCTCCATTTCGGTCAGCGGAATCAAGCACTTACGGTAGATGTCGCTGAATCCGGCGCGTTTCGCTGCGTCGGCGACAGCTTCTTCGTTTGAATATTTGCGGTTCGAGCGGCTGGCCACCAGTTTAAAAGTTTTCCACTGCTTACCGTGATTCACCGCTTCATCGGTCGCGTATTGCTGAATGTCCTTAGCCCATTTTGTTAATTCCGAGAGTTTCGGCAGGATGTCTTCAATTTCCTCATCTGAAAGCAGCGGCGGTTTGCGAAACTCATATTGCGCGACGGTCAGCTGGCTTTCAGCTCTGGCACGGCATTGAACCGCTGCCTTACAGAAACGGCACCACTCACCGGAACAAAAACGCCCGAGCCCTTCAGCCGCGAGTGTTACTTTCGGGAGTAGTTCGTTGTCCGCCCATGCGCAAAGATGCGAGACCGTCGTGTCCCAGGTGGAAATGTTATCCCGTCTCGGCTGGAAAATGGTCAGCGACACCTCTTCAAAATCGTAGAGATCGCCGAAAGCGTTCAGGGCGCCGAGTGCGTACAGCATCATCTGCGGGTTTTCCTCAGACTCCACGAGCACCCCTTGACCGTACTTGAAATCAATGACGTGCATATGTTTATCTGACAGAATCAAGCAGTCGCATGTTCCGAAGCCATGCGGAATATAGGAAGAGAGATCAAGTTCTATTTCCGTGTAGGCCTCGGCATCCTGACAGGTCTGCCGTTCCTGCATCAGCTGTTCAATGGCGTAGTCCCGATAATCGTCGGTGCATTCCTCCATCTCATCGGTGCGGTAATCCGACGTCGGGCGCACAGCCTCGCGTTTGAGTGCGCGGTTGATTTTGTACTCGCCGAGTTCGTGTGCGGCAGTGCCTTCAGCGGTTGCGAATGATCCAGTATCTGAAAAAGTCTTTTCCAGTAAGGCTGACGGTGTGCAGTGCAGCCACCGGTGAGCACTTGAAGGGGAGAGGGTCGCGTGATTAGCTGGCATTGCCGATCGCCTCGGCTTTCTTCATCATGTCAGCGTAGTTTGCCGCATCCACTTCACTGAGTTTATCTGCGCCGTAAGCGTGGATCAGGTCGCGCACTTCATTTCCGAAACCGTCCCGGCTTTTTGCGGCGAGAACGGTCCGCACATCTTCCAGTTTGATTTCAGGGACCTTTTCAGCGCCTTTAGAATCCGTTTCGTTCTGTTCAGAAGCAGAACCATCTTCCGCAATCATCACTTCGATGTCTTCAGCTAAATTGTGCAGATCATACGCGATTTGTTTGAGCATTTCCGTATGTGTCATCATTTTCACCTCCATTAATTTCGTGAATTTCTACTGTTTCAACACTCTGGCCGGGTGAGAGAATCAAAACTTCTGTGTTGTCCCCGAAGAGCGCCTTGAGAAGTTTTGAAGGGAGACGCCGGCTTGCGCCGGAGAGCACCCTTTGCTTTCGGCCTGTGTCGTCCGTGACTTTGATGCAGATTTTGTGTTTGAGTTTCATTGCATCACTTCCTTTCTTTTATGTTTCTCTCTTCATGTCATCCGTCGAACAAATGGGATTGTTTTCGAACCCTTGATATAATTTTTTTAAACTTTTTATAGATCACTCCTTTTTCTGGTTTTCTCTCTTCATGTCTTACGTCGAACAAATGCGGCCACTTTCGTACCCCTTAATAAAAATTTTGAAAAAAATAAAAAAAAGAGACCTGCAAGCCGCTCACTTAAGAGCAGCCTGCAGGCCATCGTTCATTTCACCCGAATTTTCCATCCGGTCCGGATCAGATTGACGTTTCTAATCAACTTTGAATTCAGTTTCTGGATCGCCGATACGGTCGTGCCATACTTCCTTGCGATTGCTGAGAGCGTATCACCGGAACGCACGGTATACCAGACGGCGGTAGAAGCACGATTGCCGAAACCAAGCAGTGTATTAACTCTGCTTTGCACGGCGTTGTAGTTGTATCCGGCGGCAGTAAGCCGGTTCTTTCTATTATCACCGTTTCCCCATGAACCGGAGAGGACTTCCTGGGCGATCTCATCGACAGATTTATTAGCCGGGGCAGGGGAGCTTTTGCTCCCTTTGGCGTACCCATTGAAGCCGCCGGTTTTCATAATGACCGGATAATCCACATAGGAAATATCCATATCCACTTTGCCGCTGATGCCGGATACCCTGCCGGAAGACGAGTACTGCCAGATGCCGTACGATCCATTGTAAGAACATCGGGAAGCGTACTGAGCCACCCAGTGCGTGAAAGCGGTGAGCTTTGAATCATCCATACGATCGCGGAATCCGGAATAGGCGGACCCATATACACCGGCATAATATCCGGCGTTTTCCAGCGTCCGGCAGAAAGCGATTGTTGCCTGCGTTGTACCAGCTCTAGAGGATGCGGGCTGCGCTTCATTATCCATAAAGACCGGATATTCGAGTTGCTTGCCTTTGAGCAATTTCAGAAACCGCTGCGCATCGGCTTTTCCGGCATCAGCCGATGTACATTTCGGTCCAACGAAATAGTAGGCGCCCACTGCGATGCCGTTGGCTTTGGCTCCTCTGTAGTTTCGCTCCCATTTACTGTCGGTATAGAAACCGGCATCTGATCCGCCGGCCTTGATAATGGCGAACTGAACGCCTGAAGCTTTCACTTTCGCCCAATCAATATTGCCCTGCCAGTGACTGACATCGATCCCTTTAAATTTAGGCATGACTTGGTCCTCCTTGTCGTTTATCAAAACGAGATCAGCTTTTCAGTGTTCTGTCTTGATATATTGTTTGTAAATCTGATTAATCCCCGTAGCCGCAAAGCCGGAAACGATACCGACTGCGAGCGCGGTGATGGCATCGGCGGCCGGAAAGTCCGGCATGACGCAAAGACCGACCAGACCGAGAACGGCTCCGGCCGCACCGCAGATCACTGGAATCCAGCTGTCGGACACTTTCCTAGACGCCTTGCACGCTTGACCGATCAGGTAGGCAATCACCGTGATCGCAGTCACGGATGCAATTCCGAAATCCATCATTTCAGTCCTCCTTTTCTTAATTTTTAGATAGGGGAAGCTCCATGCACTTGTTGTACAGTGAATCTCCCGTACCGTCTCCACCGAGAGATTTATATGGTCTGTACAGACATTCCAGATTTCGTCGATCTTCGACAGTACAGTAGCCCCGGGAAATGAAAAAGCTGCAGGAACGATAAAGCCGGTCATGCAGCAGCGCAAGAATCCCTTCTCGCAAAATCGCATACTGTGCTGATTTCTGGCGGTGCTTTCTAATTAGACATGCAGCTGCCGCAATAATTAAAGCGAAGAGCTCCTGCACCCAGTAGTGTAGAATAAATTCACGCATTGGCATCATCTCCTTTTTTGAGTATGTATTTTGTACCGTTGATTATGACGTAAAGTTTGCCATTCCCATCGATCTGGATTTGAGCAGCTTTTATCGATTCGAGTTCATCGTAAATCCCACCACTTGTAACTGGGTTGGCGCTGTCTTTTTCAGGCGCAGAATCAAAGGTCAGGATTTCCTGTTTCTGGTCGATGAGCGCGTTGACGGCTTCGCATAGCCGGGCGATGACTTTATGTACGCCGCCGTACTTAATTTTTTTAATCGCCATATGTTCAGACCTTCCTTCTTTTATGAATCAGTTTTGTCCGTCAGCGTATACGTGATTTTCATGGTCTGCGAGGCGTTCTTGGAAATCGGGGATGCCAGGTTATTGATCGTACCGAGGTAGGCATTTTTCATGCTGACTCGGATGCTATCTGATTTACTGTATGAGCCCTTTTTCCAGGAGATTGCGAGTAGTTTATCGTCTCTGCATAGAACAGAGGGGATAAGGTAAGCAGACTCATCGATCGTCTCTTCGGAGTACGTTCCATCCGGGTAAAGAAAACCGGTTCGGTATTTGGTGCCGCTGTTGCTGTAGGAGTACTGGTACTGAATGCCGCCGTTGTAGAGCATTGGAGAAATGGTTTTTACTGTTCCGCTGTTATTCACCGTAAACAGTTTAACGTCAGCCGAATTGGAAAGATTGACGATGTAGATGCCGTGCTCATCATATGACTTAGCGTACAGATAGCTGCCATTGACGACGATGCTCGACTCGTTGCGATAATACAAGTGAACGTCCGCCAGCGTCAGAACCTCTTCGTTTTGTTTTTCAAAGGAGAGATCAGCGTATTTGTATTTCGTGATGTAGAGCGTTGCGTCTCCAGAGGAGTTGCCCGAAGTGTAATAGGTGTTATAAGCGGCGCTGCCAATACGATTATTCAGCGTAATAAAATACAGATAGCCGTCAATGTTCGGTGCCAGATAATTGTCTCCACTGACTTTGTCACTGATATAGGGGTAATCTGGAAGCTTTAGTTCTACTACGGTTTCTAAGTCAGCACTGCCGTCTCCAAGTACAGAATTTGCTACCCAGGCGCGGTAAGGATCGAAAGGGTACCGTTGAATTGTTTTGCCGTCAGGCCTTAACCAGTACAAGTAACCGTCCTTTTGAAACATCGGTTTACAGTTCTTTTGCGCGTCTTCTGAAGTTCTGATTTCGCTATCATAACTGTCGCCACAGTGTTTTGCATATGGATTGACACCGGCATCTGCACTGGTAAGCGCAACAGACAGAATGGTCCCGTTGGCCTGAGATGTTCCGAAGTCCCAGACCGACACATAGCCAGTGTCGGTTGGCCCAGATTCGAGTGCGTTAAGTGAACCCCGCATAGAATCGCTTGTATCGGTATCTCGTCCCGCATAACCGACCAGTTTTGCATTCGATGGAAAGCAAACATTATTAACATCCTCAGTTAGCTTCGAATCGAAGAGCATAATGCCGCCGAGTGCTTTTTCGGCGATTGGGAAGACGCTGCTCATTGTTTGGCCGGTCATGGCATGAAAAGCGATCACATCCTGCACGGCGTTCGTGACGAGATTGTCCTTTTCGTATTCCTGCTCTTTTTTACCTGTTTCGGCATCGAAGAGTTCTATTTTGGTAAGTCCCTTGATCATTCTTTCACCTCTTTCGTAAAGATCTGTATATCGCTCAAGGTTCCTGTTCCACTTAAAATGGCCTTGATCATGACGGTGCCGTCTAGTTTTTCCACCCACTGTGAAGTTGTGATTTCCGCAAGTTTTGGTCCAGTCATGCCGCATGAATCTTTTGTGGTATCTGGCTGGTTCCACCCGTCGGTGTATTCCCACCAGGTTGCGCCATGATCGAAGGATGCTAGAAAGCTGACGCTGCTGCTGTCGCAGACGGCGGTCATTCTCAGAATCTGATCCGCTTCGCAATCTTTCGTCGTCAGTTCCGCCTTTGTCACGCTGCTTTTCAGTTTCCATTGATTCTTTTTGATTTCAATCTGTGACGTATCGTAGGAAACGTCCGATAGGTGATTGGTGTCAAAGCGGTGGAGATATTCAGCCTTGTCGACCGTTCCGGTAAATGAACCGAGAACACTGGCCAGCGGGATGTCCGGAATAATATCCGAAAAGCCGGAAGATTCCGGCGCGAGCAGACTGACCGAAGCCGTATCCGATTCGATTTGTGAGATACATGCCATATTCATCGCCGGAACCGTGTCGTAAATGGAAATCGCGCCGTCCCAGGAACCATCGCCGGCAAGTCCTTGCCCGGAGAGATAAGCTCTGGCCGCACCTCTGGCGATATGTGCGCTGCCACCTGAAAAGGATAGATGCACTTCGAAGGTGCCGGTCATGTTTGCCGTGCTGTCCCAGGTAAACATCAGGTGCAGCAGGTGCGTGCCGTCTGGCAGCGTTTCAGCCGGAACGTAATCTCTGATCTCGTAGCCGTTTAGGTAGTAGGTGACAGTGACGGCGATATCTGTGTCAGTGTACTGTTCGTCTTCGATTTGTTCGGACGACGTGAGTTCCAGTTTGATTTCCGCGTGAAAATCGATGTGCGTCTGTTTGACGGTAATGTACCTGATGTCGATGATCTTAGCTTTTTTCTGATCGCCGATATCGTAGGCATCCGCATTCATATAATCGTAGTAGCGAATGTATTCCTGATTTTCAGTGGATGCAAGAATGCCTTGCAGATTTTTGTCCGTTTTGGACTTTGCCGATGCTAAAGCCGGATCCTGTCCGACGCCTTCCATCGTGAAGCTCTGATTGTAGTGAAACGTGAACTTGGTCATGCAGAACAGTTTTTCGCTGTCGGCAAGGCCATCAGAGAATCGGAAAACATCCATAAGATCGTAGGCGGGATTCCCAGTCATTTCAGCTTTGAATGGCACGTAATCGATCTGTGCGAGTGCGCTGAGAAGGGCATTTCGCATATTTTCTTTCCGTTCGTCCACGCCGTACTGCATGAAAGGATTGCTTCCGACGTTGTAGGTCAGCCCGTCGTCGACTTCGAGACCGCAGTAATCGGTGGTCTTTTCCTTGACATTCACGACGGAAAGCCCGGTGTAGCGCGTCGAGAAATCGGAAAACTCACAGCCTTCAAAACGATGGGCCGCGTCGATTTCGTCAACAGGATTCTGATCATAAGCCCGCAGATAGATTTTTCCGTCCCGCCCGGCAAAGACGTTGGCACCGACAGTCACAGCGACCCATGAGACAAAGTCCCGCCACGTTTCGATGTCGTTTTCGCTGTAAAGAGATAATTCTCCAGTGCCGTTCGCCAGAGCCGCCGCTTCAGCTTCGGATGTGCCGAGTGTCAGACCGCAGGCGGTACAGGCTGCCGCAATAAGATTGTAGGCGCTGCCGTTGATCGACGTGACCGAACAGTTCCTGTCGAACTTTGCCATGTTGTCGTAGGCTTTGATGACGACGCCGGACGCCGTGTGCTTGGCGGAATCGATCGTAAAGACGCCGAGGGGGATGTCCTCGTAAACGCCGTCCGATACCATCATGCCGAAAACCGGGGTAATGGTCTGATCCTTCCAGCCATAGCGGGCGACATTCACGTTCGTCAAAGTGGTGTTCAGTTCGCCGACATAGACCTGTCCGATCTGGACGGAACTGGCGTCCGAACACTGATTGGTGATGGTAAAAGAGCCGGCGAGGATGTTTTCGTCGGTGAAGGCCACCTTGCCGACGGTCCCTTTCATCCGGAACCGCTGAACCGGCTGTTTCATGGCTGCTTTGTAGGCTTCGCTCACGGCGTACATGAAACACCTCCTTAAAATTCCTGAAGTTCAAAGGAAACCGTGTAGAGTCCGTTCAACATGGAAAGCTTTTCGCTGTTCTCGGCTAGAGAGATTTTGAAGTTTCGGATGCGCATCGTACGCGTTATGTAACCCTTCGTCTTCAGATCGTAAAGCTTGACCGAAATGCTGTCCTGATCGCGGAAGGCAGCGAACACCGCTGCCCATAGGTCGCTGCACTGGAATTCGCAGGAAACCGAGAGCTTGTCGTAGCGGGTAACAATGATTTGATCGGTTCCGGCTTCAGTGGTGTTTTGCGTTTCGACGACCTCGTAGCTTTCCTGCCATTTTGATGGCCAGAAAAGCGTCGTGTCATCAAAACAAATGGGGTAATCTTTCTTTAACATTAACGTCCTCCTGACCTGAAATTCGACCGTTTGGCCGCCTGGACCACGAGCTCTTCGATTCGTTCCTGTCCGATATAAACCGGAATGACAATGGTTTGGGAACCACTGTCAACGGAGAGCATGGCATTCTTTACGATTTTAGAGAGCTTGTCCGTTCCGACCACAGCTTCCGGCCCGGTTTCGCCTCCGCCGAGGAGATTGCCGCCCGCCATTCCAAAAATCGTCGGGCTGTTTAAGATATACGCGTCATCCATGGCCTTTCTATACCAGCTAATCGAAAGGCGAGGAACAGAGGGCGGATTAAGGGATAGCTTTCCTTTGATATCAAAGTGGGGGAGTTTGATTCTCGGAAGCTGTAGCCGGACGCCGGAAAAGAAGCCGCTGACTTTTGAAAGACCGCTGTGCACGACGCCTTTAACCCTCTCCATAGCGCCGGAGAATGCCGATTTGACGCTGCCCATCTTACCCTGAACGGTAGACAGCACATTCCCCAGTCTGCCGCCGGTTAGCTGATTGATGGCGTCAAACCCGGTTTTCCAGATGGATTTGTACCCGTCCATTGCTGTTTTAATAACGCCTTTAATGCCGCCGCCGTTCTGTTCGACCGTCGACTTGATGGTGTTCCATGCGTTCGAGGTGTTGGTTCTGACGTTATCCCACGCGTTTGTGATGTGGTTCCTGACGCCATCAAAAACCGTATGCGCGCCGGTGCTGATACCGTTCCAGATGTTAGAAACACCGATTTTGATGCCGTTCCACGTATCTGAGGTTTTCGTTTTGATGCTGTCCCAGAGTCCGTTGAAGAAATCCCCGAGCGATTTGCCCAGGTCTTTTACGCCGTTACAGACACTCTCCCATACCCCTTTGAACCATTCGGAGATAGCCCCCCAGTTCTTGACGATCAGAACGACCGCCACGATTGCTGCAACGACGGCGGCAATGATGCCGATCATCGGCAGAAGTCCGGTCGTACTGAATACCGTCATCGTGCCGGACAGGCCGCCGATATGCGTCATGATCTTTCCGATAAAGGAAGTGACGGTTCCGGCAGCACTGATCAGTTTACCGGTTCCGACGAGGATCGGGCCGACTGCGGCGGCGACAAGAGCCGCTTTGATGATGAACTGTTGCATTGGCGCCGGGATTTTTTCCCAGACGGCGGCGAAAGTTTTAAGTGCTGACGAGACCTGCTCGAGCATCGGCGCGAGAACTTCCGACAGGGAATTGCCGATCTCGGCGCCCGTGACCTTTAGCTGATTCATTGTGACCTGAAACTGATCGATCGGGTCGAGGGTATTCTTGAAGGTTTTCGAGACGTTTCCCGAAAAAGAATCCATGTCCGAGGAAAAGCCGTCGAGGGAGAGCTTGCCAGTTTTCATGGCATTGTAAAACGCAGCCCCCGATTTGGCCCCAAACAGATCGTAAGCTGCCTGGAGCTTCTCCGTATCGCTCTTGTTTGAATGCATCGTGTCAGAGAAGCTTTTCAGCGCTTCGTCGAGAGTCTGTCCGTTGTCGGCGGCTTCTTTCATAGCTTTCTTCATCCCAGCCATAGCGGCGCCGACGTCCATCCCGGACATTTCGACGCTGCCGAGGAACTGGGCGGACTGGGCGGCGTTGAGTCCCATGGACTGGAGCTGCGCCGCGTTGTTTGCCAGATCCTGGGAGAGGGTATCCATCGAAAGCCCTGTGGACTGGCCGACCGCATTCAGAACGTCGAGCATATCGCTGGCCTGGGAGGCGTCCATGCCGAAAGCATTGAGCACCGATGAGACGTTATCGATGGAAGTTGAGACGTCCGTGTTGTTAAGAGAGGCAAATTCGACAAATTGCTGCGAGAGCTTTTTTAGTTTGTCGCCGGTCAGACCGAAACGCGTGTTCACTTCGCCGATGGCGGAACCGGCCGTCGCAAAGTCGGTCGGAATTGTGGTCGCGATATCATTGGCGGCTTTCTGCATGTCTCTAAGTGCTTTGCCGCTTGCGCCGGTTTTCTGGGTGATGATGTCGGCACCTTCATCGACTTCTTTAAAAGCTGCGAGAGCTGCTGCTCCAAGAGCTGTGACAGGCACCGTGACATGTGTCGTTAAGGTCGTTCCAGCTGATGAGACCTTATCACCGATACTTTTGAGTTTCTCTCCGGTCTGCTGGAGCTGGACGCCGGCTACTGAACCGACCTCTTTATACTCAGCTTTCAGCTTTTCGAGAGCTTGTTTAGTGCTCTCGATTTCGCGGGTGAGCGCCTCCTGCTGTTGGATAGTTTTCTCGGTTTGCGGGCCATCCTGCAGCTGCTTCAGTGCTTCCTGTTCCTGTTTCAGTTTTGCCTTGGTATCGTCGATGGCCTTTGCAAGGTATTTTTGCTTTTGAATGAGCAGATCGGAATTACCCGGATCGAGCTTCAGGAGCTTATTGACGTCCCGAAGCTCAGTCTGGGTCTCGCGAATCGACCGGTTGACACCTTTTAATGCGTCGGACAGCTTGGTCGTATCGCCGCCGATTTCAACCGTGATGCCCTTGATGCGGTCTGCCATAGCTGTCCTCCTTTCTTAAGCGGTTTATCATTTTACCAGCTATCGAAATCATCTTGCGTGGCCACTTCGCAATAATCGCCGTTGATATCATTGTCAGATTCTGAAAGCACATCAAAAATCATGCCTTCTTCCAGATCGTTGAGGTCTTCAATGGTGAAGCCCAACTGCTTGCATCGCAGCAGATAGACTGCGGTGTTTATTTCCCGGTCAGTTGGGCGGCCCCTTTTTTTGTCTCTGAGGTTGTGGCACGGTTGCCAATATATAACGCCACAAAGGCATCGAGACTTTCGATCAGACTCATCCCGTCAAATCCGGCCGCCCAATGGATAAAACCGTCCATCGATAAGCGGGAGGCAGGCGTTTTCTCGGACTGGGCATTCATGATGTAAGCCAGCTTGGCGCCGACCAGTGTGTCCATGTTTGCGCCTGAGAGGTTGTTCATCGTGACCATCAGATCTTCATGGAAGACCATGCGGTATAAAATAGCAGTCGCGCCGTTGGCTTCAAAGGGAAAGGCTTTCCGGCTGCCGTCTTCCAGCGTCATTTCGATTTCTTTTCGCATTGTTCAATCCTCCCAGTCAGGTCGTGCTCTTCGAAGGCAGATGCACAGATTCATACCAGTCGTTGTAGGTCGCTTCGCTCGTTTCAGACGAAGTGTCTGCCTTTACGACATTGGCGTCGAGATCCTTGTTGTAGACGGAAGACGCGTCGATCGTGAGGGTTTCGGTTTTGACCGAGACTTTGTCTTCCTTGGTCTGTGCTTCGATATCCGGACGGGATGCCGTACAGTTGTAAAGCACATGACGGACGGCTTTCACGTCGCCGGCAAATTCAAAGAGCAATGCGAAGGGAACTGGCTGCGCGTCGGCGTTTTCGATGAAGACACCGTCTGCGTCTTTGATCTCGCCGAGAATCGACGTTCTAAAGTCTTCCGGCACGAGAGCTGTTTCGAGATCACCGTTGTAGCCGGTGTTGGAGCTGGTGACATAATACTTGATGTCGTCAGCGTAAAAAGGCTCCTGACTGCCTTGGGCCGAAAACTTGATCGATACAGCGCCCGGCCATGCGGTTGGCGATGTGTAGGACACCGTTCCGTCCTCGGCAGTGGTCAGCCTGGCGTAGTGGACGTTTTTGAGGCCGTACCTCACCTTGTTTTTGTTACTCATAATTTTCCTTATCTCCTTAAATAGTCAGCTCATAGAGCACCTCGTAGAGCTTTTCCGAAGCGATCCACGTCTCGGTTTTGAGGTAGAAAATCTCATGCCGAGTTAAAATACGCTCAAAAGTCGCTTCGAGTTCCGGCTGTTTTCTATCGGTGTAAAGTTCCGCGTTGATCTCAGGAAAGCCGACGTAGACGATATTGTCCGCACCGAAGCTTTCGGCCGACGGGTTTGTGAAAATCAGAAAGGGCGGTTCCGGCGATTCGCCTTCCGCAAAATGATCATAGGCCACCGGTACGCCGAGCTCTTCCAATATGGTTTTGACCGTGGTCAGCGTCATCTTAGCTTCCTTTCTTCAGGGCGTCAGAGATACGGTCCGTCAGTTTCCGGACGCCATCCGATTCTGCAGGCGCGATGTGGGGACGGGCGGAGACCCGGCCGCCGCCGCGTTTCGCGTGACCATGTTCAAGCAGATGCGTTAACTGATAGCGTCTGGCGTGAACCGTCATCTCCAATTTTTCGGCACTTTCGTCGGTTTTCGAGACCTTCCAGGAGCGCTTGTATTTGCCGCTTCTGACCGGCGCCCGGTTCTGAATCTCTTTTTTAACTTCTTTAGCGGTTTTCTCCACGGCTTCTTTCATCGCTTCAGTGGAGAGATTGCGATATTCCTCGAGCCCCTGCATAATGGTTTCAGATAATTCCTCTGGCTTGATGGTCTGGCTCATGATCTTGTCCTTTCGCAGTGAAACTTCAGCGTGCGGCGACGGCCGCCCATCAGATCAACGTAAAGAATGTTGTAGCTCTTGCCGTCCGACAAAATACGGAAAGCATCTGGTGTGACGGCGTTTAGCGCTTTGCACCATCTGACCGTGAAATCAACTGTTTCCTTAGGTGTGGTCAGTCCGACTGCTTCGATTTCGTTTCCGGAACTAGACGCGGCTGCGTGACAGGCGTAATAGTCCTTGAAACGATTTGTGTGGTTGCCGAAGGCATCTGCTACAGTGGAAAGTTTTTGAAAGGTGACGTTTCGGTTCAGTGATGTGATGTTCATTAGAATCCCTCCTTCCGGCTGCCCGAGAGAAGCGCGCGCAGAGAAAGCGAAAGACGATGAAAGTCTGCGTCTTCCCGATGTTCGTACATATAGCCGACTGTAAAGAAAACCGCCTCCTGAGCATAGGGGAGTGCCCAGAAGGCGTCTTCATCGTCCGTCCGGACAATATCCATGCAGAGGTGGAGTGCGGACGTGATGAGGTATTCAATCAGCGCGTCATCGTCAGAGAAATCCACACGGAGATAGGCTTTCATGTCATCCAGTGTCACCATGTCCGTTCACCTCCATAGATCAGGATGCGTTGCTTTTCAGAATCTGAACGGCTTCAGGAAGCACAAGTTTGCCGTCGACGCGTTCCTTAGCGACATAGCCGATCATTCCGTTTCCAGCAAAGAGCTCGCGAAGCTCCTGGACGGAACGTACGCCACGGTCGCCAATGTTGTAATACGAGAAGTCCCCGAAAGCGATCGCAGGTTTTCCGGCTTCCAGTGCAGGTGCGTAAGCGGAAGTCATGACGGAATAGCCGCAGAGCGTGTCGGGTTCACCCGCTGTGTAAGACGGCTGCCAGAGATACGCGCCGTTGTTGTCCTTGAGTTTGCGGATTGCCGACAGCGTGACGTCGTTCAGAATGAAGCGGGCGTTCTTGCGGTAAGGCCGCTTGAGTGAATAGATCAGCGAAAGGATATCGTCCGAGGTGATCTTTACGCCGGAAATGGTGACGGCGACCTGTCCGCCTGCACTTGCGTCGAAGATACCTGCCGGTTTGCCGGTGCCGTCTCCGTTCAGAAAAGCGTCTTCTTCTGCGTTGCCAATGGCTTTTCCGAAGGCATCGATGATGTAGCTTTCGAGATTGAAGGCGTTGTCGTAGAGCAGCTCTTCCGTTACTTTAATAGCCACGTGGAGCTTGTGGGCGTCCAGGACTACCTGATCAAAAGTCGCATCTCCAAAAGTCAGCGCCTGGCCTTCTTCGATCCAGGCGGCGGCCGGCTTGGTTGCCGCGATGTTGATCTTGTGTTCACCCGACGTCGTGATAACCGTCGCCAGACCGCGAAAAATGTTTTCTTCTTCCAGCTTGTCGACCAGGCGTGCATCCCATTCGGCCGGGACGAGATACCCGCCGTTGGCGTCGTTACCTTCTTCGAGTACGTCGGAAATCTGGTGGAAACCGGTCCGCATTGCAGCGATCAGCGCCTTTGCGTATGCGTGGGAAGCACAGCCTTTTTGTTCCGGATCGTGAGCGGGATCTGCGCCGGGTTTTCCGGTCAGAGGCGCCGCCGTTGGCTGTGCCATCTGGTCTTCGATGGCTTTCTGGCGGTTCAGACGGTCGATTTCTCTCGTGTAGTCCACAATAGCCTTTTCCATACGGTCGTAAGTTTCGCTGTCTTCAGCGGAGAGCAGACCGTCCGCGCCGCGATGCGCGTCGAGAAAAGCCTTAGCAGTTTCCCAGGCCTGAGCCCGTTTGCTGATTAATTCCTGTACAGTCATGTGGGGTTCCTCCTTAAAATTAAATGAATGGTTTCAAAAGATCGAGCCGCGCTTCGAGGGCGTCGGCCCGGTACAGTGGATGTTTGTTGTCTGCAGAATGTGCCGCAGCATAATCGCAGAGCTTTTTATTGACGGCGGCGGCAATCTGGCGCCTGGAGAAAAGCATGCCGGACGTCTGACTGGGTTCGGTCCGCGGTGCGTCTTCGTAAAGGGCGTCGCGTGTGGTTACGCCGTCCGCAAAGTGAAGGTCAACGGCTTTTCCGGCGTCCATCCAGGTTTCCTCGTCCATAAGCTTTCCGAGCTTGTTCCGGGAAAGTCCTGTCTTGCTCTGGTAAGCGTTGATGATGGCGTCCTTCACGCTGTCGAGCATCTCGATCGCCTTCTGCATTTCGGCGGTGTCACCCATGGCGACGGTGCTTGGGTTGTGAATCATCATCATAGAGACAGGGGAAACAAGAACCTCGTCCCCGGCCATTGCGATGACGGACGCGGCAGATGCGGCGAGACCGTCGATCTTAATCGTGACTTTGCCTTCGTAATTGCAGAGCATGTTGTAAATCTGCGCTGCGGCAAAGCAGTCGCCGCCCGGCGAATTGATCCAGACCGTAATGTCGCCTGCTCCGTCTTCCAGTTCGGAACGAAAAAGAGCTGGCGTGACATCGTCGTCAAACCAGCTCTCCTCGGCAATTGTCCCGTTTAAAAACAGGGTTCTGGATTCAGTGATGCGGTCCGGTTCCTCCGGATCGGGCAACTTGCCCCTGACCCATTTCCAAAACTTCTTCTGTGGATTCATTCGGTTCCTCCTTTTTAGTGTTCGATGTATACGCCGAACCGGCATCGGCCAGTTTCACGACGTTGCCGTTCAGGATGTGAAGATCGCCGCCTTCTTCTTCAGAGAGACGGTCCATATTTTCAAGCTCCCGGACGTCATTGACCGAGAAAATGCCGTTCTGTATGCCGGTGGCGTAGCCGGACATGCGGCTGGCGTAGTCACCGCGCAGCAGGCCGTCAGCGTTAAATCGGATGAAATATCGGCGCTTTTCCTCCGGAAGCAGCAGCGAGCGCTGCATGGCCTGTTCCCATCGGATCAGCCACGGTTCAAGGGTGTAGGTTACGAACTCCAGCGATTGTTCTTCGATATTGGAAAACGTCGCGTGTTCGAGATCGCCAATCAAATGGGGCGGAATCCGGAAAATCCGAGCAATTTCGTCGAGCTGGAATTTGCGCGTTTCAAGGAACTGTGCCTGTTCCGGCGAAATGGAGATCGGCGTGTAGGTCATGCCCTCTTCGAGGATTGCCACCTTGTTGGCTCGGCGGCTGCCGCCGAATCCGGCTTCCCACGAAGAGCGGACTTTTTCGGGATCTTTCAGGGTTCCCGGCATCGAGAGGACACCGGACGGGTTGGCCCCGTTCTTGAAAAACGATGCGCCGTATTCCTCGGTGGCCATGGCCATGCCGATAGAATTCTTCGCCATCGCAATCGGCGAATAGCCAACCAGACCGTCAAAACCAAGTCCCGGAATATGAAGCACGTCGGTAGGCATGAGCCGGACGGTGCCAGTTTTCATCGTCGGCGCGTCTGAAGTGTTCATTTGGTACTCATAGTAAATCTGTCCATTCTCGTCACGGTCGACCCGCATCCGGTTCGCCATAAGCGGGTAGAGCGCGATGACTTCACCGCGTCCGTTCCGGATGATCTGTGCGTAGGCATTGCCCCACAGCAGCAGGTGGGTCATGAGCGTTTCCCGAAAAATGTATGAGGTCATTTCCGGATTCGGCTCGTCGTGAAGCAGGAGGTAAAGCGGGTGATCGACCGCCTTGATTTTACTGTTTTCGTCCGTATATCGATAGAGATGAAGGGGGAGGCTTGCGATCGCTTCCGAGAGTACTCTCACACAGGCATACACAGCAGAGATCTGCATGGCGGAGCGTTCGGTCACCAAGCTGCCGGAACTGGTGCCACCGAAATAATACCGGTATCCGTCGCCGGCGGTTGCGTTTTTCGGTTTGTCCCGTGATCGGAATAATCGGGAAAAAATTGTCAATGAAAGACCTCACTTTCTTTCTGGGATTTCTGTGCCGTCAGTTTCTGTTTCTCGTTCTCAATCAAGCCGAGAATGATATCACAGGCATCTGTCCAGCCGCAGGCATAGCCGGGATTTTTTCCGAACTTATGTGCGCTTTCCAGTTCTCTGATCTGATGTTCAATACTTGATATGAAGGTTGCCGTGTTCATTGATCCAATCGATGACCTCCTTGTAATTGAGTCCGCCCTTTTCTTTCGGGCGCATGATGTAATCATACTGTTTTGGATGCGTACGTTTCATATTGACAAAACGGCTTCGTTTTTCCAAATGGCATCCGAAACCGCAGAACATGCAGCCGGTCCGGTCAAGACCTGTTGTTGTGAGCGTTCCGTCCTGAGACGCGGTGATTTTCCCGTAAACCGAGCAGAGGGGCAGGCCGCATTCCTTGATATACATCAGAACGTCCTGCTCCGTCCAGAAGGCCATCGGATTGGAGATCGGGGCGGCCATGTTGAAGCCGTTGCAGCCGTTCTTCAGCCAGTTCTTCCGGCGAGTCAGGCTTTCATAAGCCATCTGCGCGGTCATGGCGAAGCGTCCGGTTTTCCTGTTATATTTGTGCAGTGGCCGTTTTTTCATCACGTCGCAGCATGCCGACGAGATTTCAAACGGTGCGTCCAGCAGAAACTTGTACTTTGGACAGTTGAATTCCGATGGCCTGCCGTTATTCATCGTGTAGGTTCCCATGACCTGACGGTAGCGGCTGGTCTCCGGCGGCAGCGGTTTGCCTTGGCGCCGGGCTTCTTCAACACGCTTCAGATAATTTCTGGCGCCGTGAATCTTGTTCGATACGTTTTTTGAAATCATCGGGTAGCCGTACGTTTCAATGACCTGTTTAAAAGTCATCTCGGGACGGAGCCATTCGACGTTGTCAAAGGTTCTGACGAAGGTCCTGATTTCCGGAAATTCCAGACCAGTGTCCACAAAGACAGCCGGAATGTCAGGGTAGAGCGAGCGGGTAATATGCAAAAGCACCGTGCTGTCCTTGCCGCCGGAAAAGCCGATGTACACGCTGTCCTCTCCGTAGTGGGAAACCCACTCGGTGATCCGATGCTTTGTCATCCGGACTTTCAGGTCAAGTGGCATGGACTGCATTTCACGCAGATCGTCTGGCGTCAAACAATCACCAACCTTTCAGACAATTAAAAAAGCATCCGGACTTGCGGATGCTAGAATACAATAGTTCAGTTTGCATTTTCAGGATACATATTCTTGTAGGCATTTTCCATATCATCGTCCCAGCACTCTTCTCCGATTTCGTGCATGCACTTGAGCAGACGATAAATCTTTTCATAGGAAAAAGGCTGATGATTGTTCTTGAAACCTCGGAAAGTGGAATAGCTGATTCCGGCTTTTTCACAAATCACACGCATGTTGAAGTTTTCCGATTCAGCTCTCAGCAGTTCACCGAGAGCATCATCTTGACGTTCGGAAGAAATACCATGTGTAAAGCTCCATGCTAAGACTTCTTGAGTCTCATCTTTGATAATGTAAGATTCGTAATCATCATAAGTCAGGGAGGATTTGGCATATAATATTTTCCACTCTTTGTCGGGTATCTCGAGCGAAATAGCGCTCAATTCAAGGTATAAATCTGAGTCATACTCATCAAGTTGTCTTTCGTTTTTACGATAATAACGATAGGACTGATCGAGATGGGCGGAATAGAATGAAGGGTCTTCATTATCTATTTCAACGATTGGATTAAAATCGGCAGGATAATTTTCTTCTTCGTTCCAGCATGTAATTTCATTCAATTCGACGGCATAAATTTTTCTAATCTTAGCATCCATATCAATTCTCCTTTTATAATACAAATTTGTATTAGCTATTTGATGCTTTAAGTATAATACGAAATTGTATTAGTGTCAAGAAAAAAATAACACAAATTTGTATTACTATAAAGCGAAAGAATTAAAGAAATAGGATACCGCGCTCATCATAGACAGATGCTTCGTTGTCATTTCCGCCTCGGATCGCCCGGTCTAGTCCCATGATCATCGCGATTGCGCCGTCAATTTTCTCTGTGGACTTCTCTTTGTCGGCTTTGATGTTGCCAGCCGGGTCGCGCCGGATGAAGATGTTGTCCATCATCCACCGAAGCACCGGATGGCCGCCGTGGGCGATGCGCTTTTCCAGAACCAACTTCATCAGTTCTTTAGTAGGTGGCGACATATCCTTGAAGCCCTGACCAAAGGGTACGACGGTAAAACCCATACCTTCCAGGTTTTGCACCATCTGGACTGCGCCCCAGCGGTCGAAGGCGATCTCGCGGATGTTGTAGCGTTCGCCGAGCTGTTCAATAAACTTCTCGATGTATCCGTAATGGATGACGTTGCCTTCGGTCGTTTCAAGACAGCCTTTCTTTTCCCAGAGATCGTAGGGCACGTGGTCGCGCCGGACACGCAGGTCGATGTTATCCTCGGGAATCCAGAAATAGGGAAGAACGACGTACTTGTCGTTTTCGTCCCTCGGCGGAAAGACGAGAACAAAGGCGGTGATGTCTGTCGTGCTCGACAGGTCGAGACCGCCGTAACAGACGCGCCCTCTCAGTTCGTCCGGATTCACCGGGAAAGCGCACGCGTCCCATTTGTCCATCGGCATCCACCGGACTGACTGCTTGACCCATTGGTTCAGGCGAAGTTGCCTAAAGGCGTTCTCCTCACCGGGATTCTGCTTGGCGGAATCGCAGGCTGCCTGTACTTTGTCGATGCCGACCGTGATGCCGAGAGAAGGGTTCGCCTTCTTCCAAACGTTTGGATCGGTCCAGTCATCGGACTCGTCCGCACCGTAAATCACCGGATAAAAGGTCGGGTCGATTTTCCGGCCTTCAATGAGGTCTTTGGCTTTCTGGTGAACTTCGTAGCAAATAGAGTTCGTATCGTTGCCGGCTGTTGTGATGAGGAAGTACAGTGGCTGCATTCTGGCGTCGCCGGAGCCTTTGGTCATGACGTCGTAAAGCTTTCGGTTCGGCTGGGTGTGAAGTTCGTCGAAAATGACACCGGACGTATTGAAACCATGCTTGTTCGCGACGTCGGCGGAAAGCACCTGGTAGGTGCTGTTTGTCGGGCGGTAGATCAGCTTCTTCTGGGACTCCAGAATCTTGACCCGTTTGGACAGCGGCGGGCAGAGGCGGACCATGTCGACCGCTACGTCGTAGACGATCTTGGCTTGATTCCGGTCGGCGGCGCAGCCGTAAACCTCTGCGCGTTCTTCGCCATCACCGCAGGTCAGAAGGAGGGCGACCGCCGCAGCGAGTTCGGACTTGCCCATCTTTTTCGGGATTTCAATATAGGCAGTATTGAACTGGCGGTAGCCGTTCGGCTTCAGGATGCCGAAAACGTCCCGGATGATCTGCTCCTGCCAGTCGATGAGCTCGAATGGCGTCCGGTACCAGCTGCCCTTAGTGTGTTTCAGACTTTCAATGAAGAGTACGGCGTAGTCGGCAGCTTCTTTATTGTAGTTGGACGTCTCGGCCTTGAACCGCGTCGGTTTGTAGTTTTTCAGCCTTCGTACTGCCATCGGATTCCTCCTTTCCGTATAATAAAAAGGACCGCCTGAGCAGTCCCTTTTGCTTTAGTTGTATTTTTCCATCAGGATGGCGTAGGCCAGTTGCGTTGCTTCGCCTTCGGGTTCGATCGCCCAGCCTCTTTCGTAGCTGCAGGTGATCTGGCCATCTGTTTTGATCGTCAGTTTTGAAATCCGGCCTCCGTCAATGCCGTAGGTTTCGTTCGGTTCTTCAAAGTGCTTAACCCAGTATTTTAAGGTCGTTTCCGTTTTGTTTCCGTTCGGTAATGTGATGGTTCCCTTGGTCCACATGGTGTTGCCTCCTTGCTTGGTGTGCTTTTCTTTTGGTAGGTGTATATTAGCTCTATCTGACACATATAGCAAGTTGTTTATCGCATATCTTAAGTATTTATTCGAAGACATTCTACGAGCGAAGGCCCCTTGTGCGGGGCCTTGCTGTGAGTTTTTACTTGAGGCTGAAAAGCAGCGCCGGCATCTTTTCGTATGCGTTGTTGAAAATGGAGGGGAAGTAGCCGTTGATTTCGGTCAGGCCGATCAGCCGGCATCCGGCTTTTTCAAACCCGGCGGCGGTTTCAATGGCGTCCGTGCTGCGGGCGGAAAAGGTGAAGCGTTCCGCGCCGTTTTCCTTCAGGCTTGCGACAATCTCCGGAATGTCTCTTTCCCAAACCGTGTCGCGTCCGAAATCGAGGTGTTCGTTTCCTCTTTCCTTCATGTCGAGGTAGGCTCTGAAAAGTCTGCGGTAGCTCTTGCCCTTGGCGTTGATCGTTTCTTCCAGGCGCTGCATCTTTTCTCTCGCCGCGTCTTTGCCTTCTTCGGTTTTGGCTTCTTCGTAGGCGTTTTTGATTGTGGTTCTCGCTTGGTAGTCTTCTTCAAAATACTTGTTCATGGTTTATCCTCCTGTGTATTTTTTGGTATGTGTATATTCGCTCTATCTGGCACAAATAGCAAGCTATTTATCACATATTTAAGTATTTACTTGAAGACTTCATAGCGCAGGAATATTAAGTGTATTTGCGAATGATATCGAGGATTTTTTCGGTTTCTTCCTGGCCGATGCCGATGGAAGCGAGGGCCTCTCGGATGCCGCAGTCCGGACAGATCAGTGTCGTGTTATCTTCCCGGGAGAGCGCGGGGATGCCAGTGAAGGTGTGACCGCATTTCGGGCAGGCGTGAACCGGAAAAATCGAAATGTTATCGTTCATAATGTGACCTCCTTCTTGGTAAAGATATACCCTTCTACCACCGAAAACCCGCCCAGGTGAGCGGGCGGGGTTCGGTGCCGGAAGGCTGTATCCTTCAGGCGCAGCGTGCGGTGTGGCGGAAGGCGGCGTCGCCGTCGAGCTTTCTGGTGAGGATGTCCCGTGCGGTTTTGAATTCTTCGCCGATGAAGCCAAGCCGCAGGAGCCAGGTGCGCATCGCGTACTTTTTGTTTTCGGTCTGCTGGGGCTTAGGGCTGGCGTACTTCAGTTCCTTGGCTTGTTCTGAAAGGGCCAGGCAAAGCTGAATGTAGCTTTTGAGCTGTCCGGCGTGAAGGCCGTTTCGTCTGCCGTTTGCCGGCGCGTCGAATTGGAAAAGCCGGAATTCAATCGTGCCCTTTGTGAAGGTCGCGTGGTAGTTCAGCATGTGGTAGCGGCTGTCATTGTAGTGCTGGCTGCGTCCGCTTTCGGCGTTCTGGCTTCTGTACCAGGTGTCTGCGAAGTCGCTCATGGTTTTCGGCTTTTCGTCGTTGACCGCTTTGAGAAAGTCCGGGCTGACCGTTCGGCAGTAGCTTTGGATTCTGGCTCGGTCGAGGTCGAGGGCTTCGGCGATCAGGTTTTCGTGACTCGCCATGATGTTGGCCAGGTTTCTCAGGCTTTTGGGGGTATGGCCGTTCGCGCCGATGTGAATGTGGACCCCACATCCTCTGGTGGCGTCGCTCTTGGCGCCTGCCTTTCGGAGAAGGCGGATCAACTGCTGCAGGGTTTCGATGTCGTCGTAGGTTAAGATCGGGGTGACCAGCTCGCATTTCTGTTCCTCCGGCCCGGCGATGCTGACATCTCTCTGAAATTTCCATTCGCGGCCTTGTTCGTCCCAGGCACTCCAGGTGGCGTATCCGTTTCGTCTTCTGGTGTCTTCGTATCGTCCGGTCCCGAAATATTCGGCGGCGAGTCGGGCGGCTGCGCTTCGGCGGATGCTGTTCATTTCAACTTCAACGCCGATGGTCTGTTTTTTCATGTTTTCGATCTGTTTGGCTGTGTTTTTCATGGTTTTTCCTCCGTGGGTTTGTTCTTTTGTTGTGTATATATATCACTCTAAACCCGCGGAATAGCAAGCAGATTATGTATAATAATTCGCTGTTAAGAAATAATTATTCGCCATCTGCAGCAGTGAGCTTCCGAACAATATCCTCGTCGTAAATCACGTTGAGGCCCGAGCCGTTATCCCAGTTCACCATGATGCTGCCGATATCGTCCACGCCGCAGACCGTGCCGCGCGTTCCGATGGGCGGCGCCTGGACGTCGTCCATCCTGACGAGGGCCACCCGGGTGCCGGGCGGATAGATTTTTCGAAGGGAACGAAGTTCTGAACGTTTGATCATTCGCATGGCGCCATCTCTTCTTCAGGAATGTTTCGGAAGGCAGAACTGCCGATCAGATTCTGAAGTAGAACTTTCCGTTCAGTCTTGTATTCCTTTCCGATGAAGCCGAGTCTCAAAAGAAAGCACCGGAAGGTGTATTTCTCGTTGTCGGTCTGGGTCGGCTTCCCGCTGGCCCGCTTCTGTTCCTTAGATAGCCGGCAAAGTGCCGAAACGAAATGGGTGAAGGCCTTCATCTCATCGTCAGCGAGTTTCCGCTTGAACCAGGGGAATTGAATACGGTCTTCCGTGATTTGAAAGCCGGTGTCGGTGACCCTGAGCGCCTTCTCGATCAGCGTTTCCTTCGATTTGATCAGGTTCGCGAGCACCTCGACATTGGCGGCGTCAAGCGGAACCGAAATGATGAAGTTTGAATCACCATCTTCCTGATTAGCCGATTTCTTCGGAGCGTCAGTTTCAGTGCTGACCAGGTCAAAACCGCTGTTTTTCAGGGACGCGATCAGACCGGACAGGTCTTTCCCGTCCGGTGCGGTCAGGGTGGCGTCGCGGTTAACAGTCAGATCCCCGATGGCGTAAGCGTAGGTCGGGGTAAACTGGTAGACGGCCTTGTCACCGGTGATCGCCGTGACGGCGTCAATGAGATCGTGCTTCTGTTCTTTGGTGATGTTGAAAACATATTTCATAGTGGACATCTCCTTTGTTTTTGGTAGTACATATATCACTCTGAACCGCACAAATAGCAAGTAGTTTGTGATAATTATTGTGCTAGAATAGGGATGCCTTATCGGGTCTCCACTTCACGAACGAGTTCGGAATAGGGGATGGTTTTGCCGCCACGTTCGACGGATACACAATCTGGATTGCCGGTATAATCGACGTACCGCCTGAGAATGACCGACGCGTACTTCGGGTCGAGTTCGGCCATATAGCAGATGCGGTTCATCTGTTCGCAAGCCATCAGCGTCGAGCCTGAACCGCCGAAGGTGTCGAGCACGACGGCGTTTTCCTGCGTGGAGTTTTTGATCGGGTAGGCCAGCAGGTCGAGCGGTTTGCTGGTGGGGTGATCTTTGTTGCGCTTTGGTTTGTCAAACTGCCAGATGGTCGTCTGCTTTCGGTCAGCGTACCAGCGGTGCTTGCCGTTCTGAAGGAAACCGTAGAGGATCGGCTCGTGCTGCCACTGATAATCGGAGCGCCCGAGCACCAGCGCGTTTTTCACCCAGATACACACACCTGCCAGATGGAATCCAGCGTCGACAAAAGCCTTGCGGAAGTTGAGTCCTTCTGTGTCCGCGTGGAACACATAAGCGGCGCCGCCTTTTTCCAGATGAGCCGCCATGTTGTCGAAAGCCGTGTTGAGAAACTGGTAAAACGCGTCGCCTTTCAGACTGTCGTTTTGAATCGTCAGCCCGTCCGCCGCTTTGAAGGAAACCCCGTACGGCGGGTCGGTCAGAATCAGGTTAGCGGTCTTGCCGTCCATCAGACGGTCGACGTCTTCGGCGGAAGTCGCGTCGCCGCACAGAAGGCGGTGCCTGCCGACCGTCCAGAGATCTCCCTGTTCGACAAAGGTGGCTTTTTCGAGTTCGGCTGAGAGATCAAAATCGTCGTCTTGCGCATCACCGGCAGCCGGGTCGGCCAGGAGCTTCTCCAGATCGCTGTCGTCAAATCCGAGCAGAGACAGATCGAAAGCGTCGTCCTGTAAGTCGGACAATTCGACGCTGAGCATTTCTTCGTCCCATCCGGCATTGAGTGCCAGCTGATTGTCCGCGAGGATATAGGCCCGTTTCTGGGCGTCAGTCAGATTCTCGGCGAAGACGCAGGGGATTGTCGTGTAGCCTTCTTCGCGGGCGGCGGCGACTCTGCCGTGGCCGACGAGGATATTGTACTGGCTGTCGATCACAGCGGGGGAGACAAAGCCGAACTCCCGGAGAGAGGAGCGGAGCTGCGCGATCTGCTCTTTGGAGTGGGTTCTCGCGTTTCTCGCGTATGGCACCAGCTTTTCAATCGGCACTTGTTCAAATTTTACAGTATCCATTTATTTTCCTTTCTTGGCTCGCAGCAGCAGTTCCATCGTGTCGTTCGGATTGTCCTCGAATTCCTCGGTGCAATTCTGCTTCACGACATCGAAGATTTCGTACCAGATGAGGTTGGCCGCCTTCTGGAACTGCCGGGACATTTGCACGAAGGGTGAAGTCACGACACCGCCGGTCGTCGGGTGCTTGCCCAGAAGGCCGTAGGTGCTGATCGCGTCTTCGCATTGGATGTAGCGGGCGAAGTTCTGAGAGTAGGATTCGATAAGCCGGGGATTGACGAGATTTTCGCAGTGACGTTTCTTCAGCCACAGCCACGTTTCTTTGTAGATGAGGTCCGCGCCCAGAGGCTTTCCGTTTTTCTGTCTGGCTGACAGATAATTGCCGGGTTTCGGCATGTCGGCACCCTCGAGCACAGCGCCTTCCGGAAGATCGACGGCGTCGAGTTCCTCGCAGTCCAGCTCCGGCAGATCGTTGATCATGATTTCAGCTTTTCTGCCGTTAGCGATTTTTTCAGCGGCCGGGGCCGGTTTGTCTCCGGCTCTGACGCGTCTTCCGCCGCGATAGGTTCCGTCTCTTGCCACGATTTCACTTCCTTTTTGTTTGAATTGGGGTTTATCCCCTGTTTGAACTGGAAAAAACTCACGCGAAAGGGGGCGCCGGTTTCCGCAGAATCTGCGTTCAGCGATCCGAACCGCCCCTCCCGGTCAGCGGTCACCGCGTTGTCTGTGAATGCGTTCGTGACACGATCCGCATAGACTTTTGAGATTGCTCTCGGCGTTTGTGCCGCCTTCCGAAATCGGAACGATATGGTGCACCAGGTCGGCGGGGACGTAGCGTCCGTGTTTCAGACATTCCTCGCACAGCGGGTGTTTCTTCACGTATCGCTCCCGCACCTTCCGCCATGCGCGTCCGTACCGTTTGTGTCCGTTGTAGCCGCGGGCAAAGCGATCGTAGTGCTGCCGCATCAGTTTTGCGTGAGCCGGGCAGTACGATTCGCCGTCCTCAGCGAAGTCCGGGCAGCCGGGATAGCGGCAGGGGTGTCTGGGTTTTCTCGGCATCGGGTGCACTTCCTTTCATAAGGCAAAAGCCCCGAAGGACAGTTCCTCCAGGGCTTTCGCGATTTCCGTATTCTTTTGCTGAGTCTACTATATCACAAAGGACCGTGTGGCATGTTGTTGCAAAGTGTTGCAAAACGTGCAGATCAGATCACGATCGGCTCTTCCGGCAGTTTGACGTGGTTCAGCGCGTTCCCATGCCAGCGGTAGACGGTCGTGCGGTCGGCGTGAAGCTTCGTTCCGATCTGCTCCCAGGTCAGATTGTGGATGTAGCGGTACTGCAGCACGAGCCGCTCATCTGTATTCGGTGCGCTTTCGATCACCTCGCGGACCTGTCTTTTAAGATCAGAAAGCAGGTTGAGTTCCTCTGCAGCTTTCTCTTCGAGATCCCAAAGCTTCTCAAGTGCCCGGACGAAAGATGCGTCTGCGGACGGAGAGGTCTGGACGTGATCGGTGTCGTATCGTACTGCTGAGACATTGCCGGCCATGGCCCTGAGATTTTGTGTTTCTTCCATGACAGCGCTGATTCGTTGATCGAGATGGTAAGCCTGTCTCAGATATTCTTTGACTGTCATTCGGTATCTCCTTTCAGGTTCGCTTTGACGGCGTCGATCAGCGCCGACTGGGTTTTGTTTTTGGCTTTCAGCGCTTTCATGATGTTTTCGTCGATGGTGCCCTTCGCGATGATGTGGTGGATGACGACGGTGTCGGCTTTCTGGCCCTGTCGCCACAGTCTTGCGTTGGTCTGCTGATACAGTTCCAGACTCCAGGTCAGGCCGAACCAGATCAGTGTAGAACCGCCGGCCTGCAGGTTAAGCCCGTGTCCGGCAGATGCCGGATGGATCATAGCGGCTGAAATCGCACCGCTGTTCCACGCTGTGAAGTCGTCGTGGTTCTTCAGTTCCAAAATCGAAGGAAAACGTGCTTTGATGCGGACCCGGTCGTGCTGGAACCAGTAGGCGATCAACACCGGCTTTCCGTTCGCGCCCTCGATCAGATCTTCCAGAGCGTCCAGCTTTCGGTCGTGAATTTGGACAATCTCTTTGTCCTCGTCGTAGACGGCGCCGTTTGCCATCTGTGAAAGCTTGTTCGACAGCGCGGCGGCGTTGGACGCATCAATGGTTTTTCCTTTGAGCGGGAGAACCAGATCGCGCTTCATCGCGTCGTAAAGACCGCGTTCTTTCCGATTCAGCCTGACAGGTACTTCGTTCATGACGCATTCCGGCATGTCGAGGTAGTCGGCGCTTTTCATCGAAATCGTGATGTCAGCAATCTTTTTGTAAATGGCGTCCTCTGCGCCAGGCAGGGGTTTGTAGGTATAGACGATCGCCCCGTTGTAGCGGTCGGGAAGAAAGTACTTTAAGCGGTACCTTGAGATGTAGCGGCCGAGCCGCTGCCCAAAATCGAGAAGGCGGAACTCGGCCCACAAATCCATCAGGCTGTTGGAAGAAGGTGTGCCGGTCAGACCGATGATCCGCTTTACAGACAGACGGACACGCATCAGCGACTTGAAGCGCTTTGCTTGGTGATTTTTAAACGATGAGAGCTCGTCAACGACGATCATGTCGAAGTCAAACGGATAATTTGATTTCTCGATCAGCCATGAAACGTTCTCTCGGTTAATGATGTAGAGGTCAGCAGGCGAGGACAGCGCCTTGAGCCGTTCTTTTGCGGAACCGACTACGGTAGAATACTTGAGGTTGTTAAGATGATCCCACTTCTCGATCTCGGAAGGCCAGGTGTCCCGTGCGACTCTCAGAGGTGCGATGACCAGAACCTTGTGAATTTCAAAGGAATCGTGCATGAGTTTTTCGATGGCTGTCAGAGTGATCACGCTTTTGCCAAGTCCCATCTCCAGGAACACCGCACAGACAGGATGAGACAGAATGAAGTTTGTCGCGTAGGTCTGATATTTATGCGGTTTGTATTTCATCAAGTATTCCTCCGATCTGATCCATGCCGTCGATAACGTAAACCCTGAAGCCGAGTCGTTCGATCTGCCGTTTTCTGACTTTCTGCAGCGGCCTGAGCTTCTGTCCGGGCGCTTTCAGTTCCGCAAAAGCGATCCGGCAGCCCGGAAGAAGAATCAGCCGGTCCGGAACGCCATTTACACCCGGCGATGTAAACTTAAAGGCGTATCCGCCCATTTCTTTTGTCTTTTTAACGAGGCGCTGTTCAATTTCTCGTTCTCTCAAAAAAATACTCCTTTCATTTAAAAGGCCGTGCCAGATCCGTTCCGCAGCCTGAAAAATCTCTATAATGTTCTATATAGGTATATATAAGGGTGTTATTTCTTATAATTAAATTTATAAAAAATGATTGGAACACATGGAACAGATCACGACAAAACCTGCTTTATTACTTGATTTCGCGTTGTTCTCGGAGAACGGTTCCGGACGTTTTCGAGGTGGAACCCGGCATCACTCCGGGAACAAAGTGTTCCGGCTTCAGGAAGGATTTGTACCACCTGGAACGTAGACCCACTGCGGTCCGTACAGCGGGATGCGCTGTTTTTTGGGGTGACGCACCCATCCCAGACGGACTAAGATGGCACGGATCTTGGCGCTTTCCGCAGCGGAAAGGTCGGCGCGGTTCTTTCCGAAGCATTCGCACCAGACTTCCATGTTGCAGACCTGCGTACGAGGCTGCGTGCCTTTTTCCGGTGGCTGGCCGAATTCGGAGTCGCCGTTGATGAAGTTCCTGCGCTGATAGAGGTCCATCGTGTCCCAGTTTTCCGGAAGCTGCATTTCCAGATAGTTGAGCACCAGACCTTCACGTTCGTCCGTTTCGAGTGCTTCACGCTGCTCTTCTTTTGCAATGCTTGTCATTTCGGGATCCAGAAAGAGTTTTTCTCCTTTGGATACCAACACGAGTGTCTCTGCCCAGATCTGTTCGATGTCGTTTTGCGTGAGATCCCATGAATGCAGTTTAGCGCCGCCCGGCGTTTTAACGGGCCAGAAACGGCGGTTGCCGGTGGTATCCCGCAGATAGCCGGACTCTGCGTTTGTCGTGCCGAAGAAGATGCACTGCCTGAGGTGAGGCGTCGCACGTTTTCCGAAGGAGGCGCGGTAGATGTCGTTCTGTCTGGACAGGAACGACCGCAGTGTTTCGACTTCGGCTTTCCGAAGACCGGCCAGTTCGCCGATTTCCAGAATCCAGTAGCCCTGCAGCTTTTCAGCGGCTGTTTTGTCTTTGGTGTCGGACAGGTTCAGGGAGTCCGAAAACCACTCGCCGGCCAGTTTGGCAATCAAGGTTGATTTGCCGATACCCTGCGGCCCGTTGAGTACCAGCATCGAGTCAAACTTGCATCCGGGCTGCTGCACGCGCTTGACGGCAGCACAGAGTGTTTTCCGCGTGACGGCCCGGACGTAGGCGTTGTCTGTCGCACCGAGATAGTCGATCAGAAGCGAGTCGACGCGGTCGATGCCGTCCCATTCAGGGAGAGCTGACAGGTATTCGCGGATCGGGTGATAGGAGCGGTCGTCCGCGACTTTTGTAACTGCGACCTGGTAGTTGCGCTGGGAAAACGTCCCGTAATGGGAGTCGATATAACAGATGAGCTGGGCGTCGTCAGCGTCCCGCCAGAACTTGGCCGGGTGCTTCCACGGCACCTTGCCTTTGATCTCTATGTCGTCGGCCTGCTGATTGAACACGATACTTTTAAGTTCCGGATCGTTTTTCATGATCAGCAGCAGGTTGTGCAAACTGTTTTTCAAGACGGTCGAACGCGGCTCGTACTCCAGATCTTTTGTCCAGTCGTCGTCCGCAGTCGAGAATTCCGATTCGGCTGCTGCTTGTTTTTCATGGAGCAGGAGACGTTTGACTTTTTCATCTTTGGAAGCGAAGTCCGCCATGGCCTTGTAGGACGGCAGTTTGGTGACGGCGGTTCCGTCCGGCGTATTGACGTCAAGATCGTGGTAGCGATGCAGCCGGATCAGGTCAAAGGCGTTCAGAAGCTGTCCGCAGGCGGGGTCGGTCGCATGATGGGAGTAGACGAACTTGTCCCCGTAGGACACAACGCCGGCCGAACTGTCTGCAGGGAGATAGTCATACCGGTTGTCATCGTCCGTCGGCGCGTAAAGGTCCGAGAGCATTTCAGGGATTAACTCCGAGATCGGATAGGCCCGGCAGAACGCTCCGACGATGCCCGGTTTTGCGAGCGGGTCAGCCTGTTCCTTGGCAGTGTGACTGACGACTAAGGATTCCCGAGAAGAAACCGGCCAGGTCGATTCATCCTGCCAGTCGTCGTAGCGGGCGAGATAAGCGTCAGGATCCAGAGCGGCGCCGTTCTTGGCCTTGAAAAAAAACACGCCGTTGCTTGAAGTGGACGGCCAGTACATGAGCCGGTTGGCTTCGTAGGTCGAATCGTCGAACATATCGATGCCGACGTCGTTAGCGAACATCCGAGCGACGGCCGGGTATTCCGCTTCTGAGATTTCTCTTGAAAGAGGAACCAGCAGTCGCAGCCTGGGACTGTTCGGCGTGTGCTTGTGTGTGGAGTGGCAGATGATCTGCCAGGGAAGTTTTGTGATTATTTTGTCCCAGACGTCTTTTTCGGCGTAATCCATGTCGAGTGTCAGACAGGAGCGGCAGAGGACGCTGCCTTTTTTACGTCTGCCTTTAGACAGGTAGCCTCCGACGTATCCTCCGATGTCTTTGATGTCGTCCCGCTTGCCTTTGGAGAGCTTGAAATATTCCTCTACGGTCTCTGTCGTCCTGACCGTTGAAGAAAGCCGGGATATAAGATCATCAATTGGGATGTCCTTGTTTGTCCAGTATCTGGACTTGCGGCTGTTAGCGACTGAGATTTTCAAAATGAGGCACCTCCTGACAGGTTTCTGAAAAGTGACGAATTGTCATTCTGCGTTTTTGAGCGCGTTCACGTTCGATATCCATACCGCTTGTAATGTCATCTCCGAAATACCAGAATTCTGAACATTTGGAGAGCAGCACCAGGTTCATGAACATAGCTTCTCGGCGCTCGGTTTTTTCGTCCATGAACTGAGGGAGAAACAAGTGCGGCGCAATTGGAATATACCCGGACTCCAGAGCAAATCGGCAGTAGCACCGGGCTTTTCGGACATTCCCTTCAATATCGCCGGCGTAGGGCGATGAGATGAAGACAACGGGCATGAATCGGTGTTTTGAATTGTCCATAAAAACCTCCTTAATTACTAAATAAGACTCGAAGAGAGCATGTCATGTCCTCTTCGAGTCTTCCGTCGAAAAAATCAATTGTTTTTAGTACCCCTGCGGCAATATTTTTTTAATTGCGGATCTTTTGAGATATATTTTTTGATTTTTTTGAGTGTCTTTCGGATGGCGCCTTCGGTAACGCCACGCATTTCCGCGATTTCCACGTTTTTGTACCCTTCGATATTTGCTTTGTAGATTTCCTGCCAGTTTTCAGGCATCTCTTCGACAATTTCATGAAGCCGCTCAATGGACTCTGATTCAGAGGCAAAAGGATTAGAGGCCAAATCAGAGAGAAGATGAGATTTGTCGCCGAAACCGCCTGCGTCGATATCGGTTATTTGATTTAAAGACAGGCTCCAGTTTTTCGGGAAGATCTCGTCTTGTGCGGCCTTGAGTTCATCCCTAGTGGGCGGGCAGTGGTTTTTTTCTTTGAATTTTTGGATATAATTTTTTTCCCAGTTTTTGATCTTTTTTCTTTGTGCCGCACTTATTTTGGGCCGGCAATTTTTAATATTATTGTCAACTATTCGATCGTCCATTCTGTGTAGAAGCCGGATGTCCATTTCTGTGACGCCCTTTTCACCAGGCTTCAGTTCGCAGATAAGGTTTCTGTTAGCGTCATAATACTTGTATGTTGTCCGTTCCTTTGTGCGTGTTTTTAAAAAATTCATAAAAAAATGTCCTTTCTCCTCGAACCGAGAAGATCGGACACGCACTAAAAAAAGGGCATGACGGGACCATCGGAACGAGGGATAAATTTCGTTCTTTAGTCCGGCCATGCATGTAGGCAGGATTTTGACTATTTAATTGTTTATGTCATGGCCCATGCCCCTTTCACCGTCGTGGAAGGTGCCACTGACATAGGAGAGCGGTTTATTGACATGCTCGGGTCAAATTTCGTTTATCGAAGATCTGCTTCTATGGCGTAAAGTTCGCTAAATACATCTGGAAGATTTGCTGGATTCAAATCCTCTATGCAATGAGCGCCGTAACGTTGAAATACGGAATCAACTATCTTCGGCCCTATTTCAGCGCAGATGTTTGATGCTGATTCTTCGATGCTTATAATGTAGTCGACGTTTTTGATTTTTTGCACTTCTTATCTCCTTTTTTTATGGTTCCTTTTCCAGAGAAGGAGACCATGTCGTTGTTTTGCGAGTAACTCACTGGATAACGGTTGATCAGGTCATCTTTTGTTTTCTCGTACACTATTGTTTGCGTCCTTAACGCAAACAATAAATTTGATTTCAGAACATTCATGTGATATAGTATTTAAAGGTTTACTTTTCATATTTTGTTTTCTGAAGTCACTTTTAATATACAAAATTGGCTTTTTAATTTGGTGATAGTTTGGTACGGCGTGGTACGGCGTGGTACGAAAATTACGAGGAGGAATGAAATTGGAATTCAAAATCTTGTTTCGAATTTTAAAAAAACATCTGGCTGATGGCTGTGATGTGCCCCAGTTTTTTCGTGATCTTATGGCCATGCTGACAGAAGTTACAGAAGATGAGTGGGGAACTTCAAAAGATCCATCACAGCCTGCTAAGTAAAAGTCAATAGAAAATTTCAAAAAGTTGGAGAGATAAAAATGAACGCAAATAACCAGACTGCCTTCATTCAGACAGTCTCAAAAGAGCACTCTGGATAGATAACTGCTGTCA